AAAATTGCCTGTCTAAGGTTTTTGCTGCACATGGCATTGCTTTTTCTATTGTACCGAACTTTAGAGGGGCACCTGTACAAGGATATATAGCAAAAGACAGCAACGGAACTTATCAAATGTCGCTGACAACTCGTGGTGCAGCGGCAGATATCTTTTGGTTCACGCTGTTCCATGAAGTCGGGCATATCGTTAATGGCGATTTAGCAAGAACATCTAAGTATATTGATGCCTCTAATTCTGAAAATATCGCAAGAGAAAGAAATGCTGATGCTTTTGCAAGAGATGCGTTGTTGAATCCAGACGCATACTCTGCGTTTGTAAAAAATTCCGACTTTTCTATCATGAACATTATAAGATTCGCCAAGGAACAAGATGTTATACCGTGCATTGTAATTGGACGGTTACAGAAGGAAAAGTATATCCCGTATAATTATTTTAGCGCATATAAAACGTATTATAAATTGAACAGCTAATAAAAGCCCTCGCCGGACAATGTCGTCCAGCGAGGGCTTTTATCGGATCGTTTTCTTTTGAATGTCAGTTTACTTCTTCCCTTGCATCTGATCCAGCAGCTCATCTGCGTGGATGGCCTCGGGGGTGAAGGAGTTATTCTCCCACCATGCCCAGATGGCGGCAGCGGTGGTCAGGCCAGCCGTCACCCACTGCTCCACGCTGGCGCTGTCGATGGGCAGCACCGGCTTGCCTGCTGCACTCAGCAGCTGGTTGACGAGGGCCAGTGCCAGCACAACAGTGCGGGCAATGGTTGCGGCGGGAACGTTCTTGTTCATCATAGGTCAGTCCTCCTGTTTAATGGGTAATGCCTTGGCGCGGTTGTACAGCTCGCTTCCGGTGCCGTTGCCGCCCAGTGCATGGTAGCTCTCGTACAGGTGCTCGATGTTTTTCAGCCCGCTGGCATCAATGGTGCCCTTTTGGATGTACCGGTCACACTCCTGGTAGAGCCGGTCGTGCAGCACCGAAAGCACGCCCTCTTTAAGGGCTGCGCTCTCGGCTTCACGGTCTCGCAGCCGCTTGGCAAGGCTGCGGTAGGCGGCAGTCAAGAGCCCGCCCAGGGCGGTAAAAATCAGCTCGATGAAATGCTCAAGAATAAACTGCATTGGTCTCACCCCTTCCACCGGCTCTTGCTGGCCCGGGTGTCGATGTGTACCCAGCCGCCTGCCCTGCCCGTCTTGGGCGGGTACACCCCGATGCCGCCCCGGCCGGGCAGCAGCTGCTCGGCATAGGCGGCCACCGTATCCGGTCCCACGCCTGCAATCTTGAAGTCTGCCGCCCGGCCATACAGGTGCTGGCTATAAGCAGCGCCGCCGCAGGCTTTGTTGTGGGCCGGGGTGCGGTATCCGCTAGTGATGATCATCGGTTTGCCAAAGTGCTCCCGGATTTTTTGCAGGATGCTCACCAGCGCATCATCCACAAAAATGGGGTCGCTGCCGTCTCGGCAGCGGAACTCCCGCACCCGGAAGTTGGGAGTCAGCTGTTTGTAGCCCTCTTTTGAGAGCGAGTACACTTGGATCGCCATCGTGTGCCTCCTTACTGCGTGATCTCCTCAAACCCGGCCTTGACCAGGATATCCTTCACCTTGTCCTTCAGCAGCCGTGGGCAGCGCTTATAAAGGGCCTTTGCCTCCTCCACGGTCTCAGCGGTCATGATCTCCTGTGCCCATAACATTGCCATCATAAGTACCAACCTTTCTATTTTTAAAAATTTAAGCATAAACGATTTCAGACATTTCCATGAGACACTGCGTCAGCATCTCATTTTTTCTCTCTATTTCTGCCAGCTGCTCTGCCACGGTGGGAGCCGCAGGTACGGGTTCCGGCATAAGACCGTCCTCTACCACCTCATAGCAGTCCGATTTGTCTGCAATCGTCCAGAGGGTCTCTCCGGGGCGGCAGCCAGCGTTGTGGTCATTCACTGCTGTGGCAGCTTGTGCATAAGCGTTGCACTGCTCCTGCGTTTCCACAGGTTTTTGGATACGGTGTCCAAGTGCGATCATAGTATCCCTCCTTACTTCCAGCGGCCAACGGCAATGTAGCTGTATTCGTTGCCGTAGCCCGTCTCGAAACCTGTGGTCGATTTCTTGGTGACTTTGACGCCGTGATCGCTTGAGTGATCATCGACGATTCCAACAACGAGCGACGTAGTAGTAGAGAAAGGCATAGGAAAGGTTACTTTTCCACCACCGCCAAAAGGGTGAGTGCCCCAGCACCGCTGTGTTCCATCTACTTCGCGTTGCCAGCCATTGCCGCTACTCCCCACTGCGGATGTACCCGCAGGCCCAGCAGGCCCCTGCGGACCCGTTGCACCTCTCGGACCCTGCGGTCCTTGAGGGCCAGTAGCACCAGTCGCACCTCTCGGACCCTGGATACCTTGCGGTCCCTGTGGACCGGTATCACCCTTGTCGCCTTTGGGCCCTTGAATACCTTTGGGGCCGGGTACTCCTTGCGGCCCCGGGTCACCCTTGGGTCCCTGCGCTCCCTGTGGACCGGTATCGCCCTTTGGCCCCTGCACGCCCTGCGGCCCTCGGTCGCCCTTGTCGCCTTTAAAAGCGCCGCTGTCAGCGGCTTCTTTTACCGCTGCCTTTGCCGCCGATGCTGCATTTGCTGCACTCGCTGCCGCCGCCTGCTCACTGGCCTTGGCGGCGCTGGCGCTGCTGGCCGCAGCTGCCTGTGCGCTTGCGCTGGCTGTCTCGCTGGTTTTGGCGGCCTGCTGGCTTTTAGCCGCCTGCCCTGCGCTGGCAGAGGACGCCGTTTCGCTGGCCTTAGCTGCCTGCTCACTGGCCTTGGCGGCCTGCTGGCTCTTTGCTGCTTGCGCTGCACTGGCTGCTGCGGCGGTCTCGCTGGCCTTAGCGGCCTTAGCGCTGGCGGTGGCGCTCTCCTCCAGTGCTGCGACCTTTGCCCGGGCCTCGGCCTGAAGCTGCGCTGTGGGGATGCCGGTAACACTGTCCCGCATCAGCCCGCAGAGGGCCTCATCCGCGCGGGTGTCGGTGATCTGCCCTGCCGAGATGCTGGTGGACCCGCCGGGGCGGGTGATCTGCGCCAGGCACAGGTCATACACACGGGCGCTGCGGGTCAACTCCGGCGGTGTGCTGGTGCCTACAGCGCCCTGCAGCACCTGGATGCGGCTGCCCCGTGTAGCGGCGTCAAAGCGCAGGACCACCCGGTCGATGCGGCCCCGGGAGCCATCGGCCACGGGCATCTCCAGGGTGGTGGCGGTGCGCATCTGGATGCTGTACCCCACCCAGCGTGCAGGGTGGACCCATGCCTGGCCTGCGCTGATAGTGATCCTCATCCCGCCTGCCGGGGTCACGGCAAAGTCCGCCTCCGAAGAGTAAACGCCGCTGGTGCGTGTAGCACAGTAGCCCGCAGCATCTGCCGCGTCGTAGGTGATGCCGTCCAGCGGGTAGGTGGTGAGTTGTGTATCTGGCATAGGACTCCTCCTCAGTATTTCGTCCACACCGGTGTGCCCAGCCGGGTGGTGCAGGTAGTACGGTCCGCTTGGCTTTGCAGGATGACGGCGGCCACTCGGACGGTGGCCCGGTAGCCCATTTCCGGGATCTGTACCCGCAGCACATCGCCGGGGTGCAGGCCCTCGTCCTCGGGGTCAAACTCGATCACGCCGGTGCGCAGCTGCTCCAGCAGTTTTTTGCCGCCTCGGTCTGCCAGCCGGGTCAGGTAGCTGGCGCTCTGAGCGGTCTCTCCCTTTTTCTCGTCCGGCTGGACATCTCTTGCGTCCACATAGATCTCCCGCCGGGCAGAGCCGGCCGCCGCGGTGTCGCCCACCGTCACGGTAGTCCGGTCCTCGCCCTCGCCTGCGCCCTGCACGATGGCCACGTTGGCATAGTCGGTATCGGCAAAGCGCCAGCCCAGGCTGGTCAGGGTGCCCCAGGCGGTGCTGTACCGGTGGTTGGGGTCGGCGGTCGGTCGGTAGACCTCAAAAAGCAGCTTTTTGCTGCGGCCTTTGCCCGTCAGCCGTATCCGGAAGCCCAGGTCACAGGCGGCGGCGATGGTCTCGCAGTACTCGTAGACCGAGCCGCTGCTGGTGCGCTTGTCGAATCGGGTATCAAAGCCCCCGGCCTGACCCAGCTCCAGCCGGGGCCATGGGGCCATATCTGCCACCAGCTGCCGCATGGCGGCCTCTGCTGGCTGGTCCTTGATGATCGTGGTGGATACCCGTCTGGTCAGCAGCCAGGTGGCTGCAAAGCCGGAGCAGACGAATGGCGCATCTTGGTCCTGCTGGCTGCGGTCACAGATGCGCATAGGCAAATCGCTGTCCGATCGTTTCAGCCACCGCCCCTCACGCAGCAGAGACAGGTTTTCCGGTGTAGGTCTCACCTCCAGCGTAAAGCGGCCCATGGTACGGTATGCGTCCTCCCAATACAGGCTGACCCATACATCCACCCAGCCTACCCGGACGAGGGTGTCCTCCTCTAAAACATCGATGTGCATGGCATCACCTCCGGCAGCAAACCTGTGTCCATCGGGTAAAAGCTCACTGCGGCTTGCAGATGCTCTACGCCGGTCTGTGCATCCAGCTTGAGCAGGTTGTCACCGGCAGCCAGCTCCAGCAGGTCGCTGTCCTCGTCCAAGGCACTGAAAAGATTGCTCTCTACTCCGGCCCGGATGAGCTTGACGGCCAGACGATCGGTAGTGGAGCGGTAGACCTCGATGCGGTCATCGGGCTGCAGCTCAAAGTCAAAGGCCAGCTGCTGCCCGGTAAGCACATTAAAAATGCGGGGATTTTTGGCCGGGAGCAAACAGGTCAGCGTGGCCGTAAAGGGCACCGGGAGGGCGCCGGGATTGCGGACGTTGACAAAAGTGCCGCCCTGGGCCTGGCTGTACTGGTGCGTGTCGTAGCAGACCGGGAAGCGGAAGCTGGGCACAAACCCGCCCAGCAGATACGCCTGCTCCTGGATGCTGTACCAGTGGGGCTTGGGGCAGTAAAGCATC